TTATTAAACTTTAGTGCAACTTCAACAACTCCATCCTTACCTAGCCAGCCCAAGGGCTATATGCAGGTTACTGTGAATGGCAAACAATATAAAGTCCCATACTATGACTTACCATAAAGACCTAGAAGGCAAATTCGATGTTGACCCACAGGTTAAGCATCACTTCTCTGATAACCTGTATGCCAAAGAAATGGTCATACCCAAGGGTTATGTTGCAGGGATGCACAAGCACGTTTTTTCTCATTTAAGTATCCTTGCTTCTGGGCGTGCGTTAATTAAAACTGAAGAATATAATAAAGAAGTAGTAGCACCATATTGTTTGAACATCATTGCTGAGACTCATCATTCCATTGAGGCTCTTGAAGATTGTGTTTGGTTTTGTATTCATTCGACTGATGAAAAAGATGTTTCCAAGGTCGATGAAGTTTTGATTTCTAGGAGTTAATCATGCCTTTAGCATATGTAGTTGATGCAGTTTCAGGTGCTAATCCATTAACTTGGCTTGCTGCAGCTAATATTGGAAGTTCATTGATTGGAGCTAATGCTGCCAAAAGTGCAGCGAGCACACAAGCCAATGCAGCAACTCAAGCACAACAGCAGTTGCAACAAAACTTTCAAAACTTAGCACCTAATTACAATCCTTATTTGCAAACAGGGCAAACAGGACTAAATCAACTTGCGTCTTCTTTGCCTAGCTTAACTCAATCATTTGGGCCACAACAATTAAACCAAAATTTAGCTCCTAATTACGCTTTCCAACTGCAACAAGGTCAAGCAGCAACCAACGCTGCCAACAATGCAACTGGTGGTTTGATTGGTGGTAATGCGATGAAAGGTCTTGAAGACTATACGCAAAACACGGCACAAAATGCTTACCAAAATGCGTTTAACAACTATCAAACTCAACAAGGTGCTATTTTTAATAGGTTGTCTAGCATAGCAGGGATAGGTCAAAATGCAGTTTCAGGCTTGTCTAATTTGGCTACTGGCAATGCTTCCAACATAGCTAACTTGGGTGTTGGTGCAGCAAACGCAACAGCAGCAGGACAAGTAGGTGCAGCAAATGCAATTAGTGGTGGATTAACTAGTGCAGCACAAAATAACTATTTGGCTACACTATTAAACCCCAATACTTATACTGGTGCTCAAGACATGACAGGTTTCCAAACACCTAACACACCAATTACTTACCCAGTAACAAACACAAGTGGAACTTTAGGTTCTGGAACTTATCCATAAGGAAAAGAAATGACCAGCACAGTAAACGCTAATTTTTCTGACGTAGCCTCTAAAGTCAACTCACCCCAACAAATGAGCCTTGGGGATATGGTTAATATGGCTCGTGCTGCACAAGCGTACCAACAAGCTCAATTAACTAATCCATTAGCGGTTAGAGAACAGTCTGCTCGCACAGAATTGGCAGAAAAAACACTTAAACCACAAATCAGCGCCAAAGAATCAGAAGCAAAAAGATTGGCACTAGAGGCTGATAAAACTGGTGTAGATGTTAAAAATCACTATGCAAATATAGCTCGTGGTGTATATGGTGGTCTTCTTACTGACCCTGACTTTCAATCTGGCAACAAAGAAAAGATGCTAGAAAAGTTAGAAAAGGCCAAAGGCTTTTTAGAAGATGTTGGAATTCCCACGCACGAATCTAAAATGCACGATCAATTGAAAGAAATGGTCAACAAAGACCCCAAGCAAGCCTTTCAAATGATTAAAAATGGCATCCAACAAGCTGGCACTAACGCAGAACAATTTTCTCAAGTCAATGCGCCTGCAAATTATGTCAACACAGGACAAATGCAAGTGCCTATTTACCAATCACCATATCAAGGTGGTGGCCCTGGACAAACACCTGCAATTCAAAACGTATTGCCTCCCACAACGCCTATTGTCAATCCTCAAGGCACGCCTGGGTATCTTGGCCCACAAAACCAACAACAGTTTGTACAAAGTGGACTAGCCCCAGGTCAAGCGCAAAACATAGAAAAGAACGTCAATCTTGCTGCAGGCGATTGGAGTCAAACTTATCAAGACGCACAACAAGCACAAAATAGAATTGGTTTGTTGCAAAACATTAAAGACTTGGCTGGTAAAGCATTTACTGGCGTTGGTGGTCAACGTAAAGAGTTTATTGCAGGTTTGGCTAACGCTATTGGAATTCCAGCTTTTGAAGTTGAAAAAGCCAATACAGACGTTCTAGCAAAGAACAGTAATTTGTTAGCCCTTGCTGGTGGTAACACAGACTTGGCTAGACAGATTGCTGAAGCTGCTAATCCTAACAAAAAGATGAACTACGATGCCATCAAAGAAGCATCAAATCAATTGATAGCAACAGAAAAATTAAAAGCTAAAAAAGCTGAAATACTTGCGCCATTCAAAGACAATCCATCATTGTTCCAACAAAAAGCACTTGAGTTTTCTAAGGTTGCTGATCCACGTTTGTTGCAAGAAATGACGCCTGAACAAGTAAAATCTTTGAAACAGTCAATGAGTGCTGCTGAACGAATCGAGTTTAATAACAAGATTAAAGAAGCTAAAAGATTAGGATTGATACCATAATGGCTACACTTGCTGATCTATGGGGTACTGACGAAGGTTTGAAGGACGATCTTAATGAGCGTCTAAATCAAGCCAAAGATGCTTATCGCAAACAATTTGGTAAAGAATTGCCTGTTACAAGTGGTTTTAGAACTACTGAACAACAGGCTGCTTTGGCATCTAAGCCCAATAAATACCCTGTAGCTAGGCCTGGCACATCTGCCCATGAGACAGGTGATGCGATTGACATTGATCCTAATGTTCCTGAATCATTCTTGAATCGATTTGGGTTGCATAGACCTGTTAAAAATGACCCAGTTCACGTTCAAGTCATGCCTAGTTCTAAAGGCACACAGACTTTGGCTAATTTGTGGGAATCTACGCCAGTTGATGAAGAAATCAAACCACAAACCAAATCAGTTATTCAGCAAGTACAAGAAAAATTCCAACCCAAATTTGCTACACCTACAGGACTTGGTGAGGCAGCATTAGGAGTTGCTAGTGGACTCATTGCGCCTGTGGTTGGTTCTATTGCTGGTATAGGTGGTGCGTTGACATCAGGTAAGTTTGGTACGCAAGAAGGCGTGCAAGCAGGTGAGAAACTTGGTGGCAAAGTACAAGAGGCTTTGACTTACCAACCTAAGACAGAAGAGGCTCAAGGTTATCTTGAGTCATTGAACAAGGCTTTGGAAGCAGCGCATTTGCCATCTATCATGCCTGAAGCAATACATTTAGCGCCAAGTGTGACTAAAGAAGGCCCTTTGCCTAAAGCTAATTTGCAAGAACAATTTACTGCCAAAGGTGGATTGCAAAATGCGGGCGCAGCGGCAACAACTAAAAAAGCTATTTTAGATGCAGCAATTGCTCAAGCATCACCTGCTTTAAAAGAAGAATTAAAAACAGTTGATCCTAACAAATTCAATCCAGAGGCGCTTAATCGTCATCTAGAGGCAGATTCATTGCCTGTGCCTATCACTTTAACTGAAGGCCAAGCATTACAAGACCCCAGTTTGATTTCCAAAGAGCGAAATGAACGTGGTGTGAAAGAGCAATTTGTTGAGCGTTTGAATCAACAAAACAAAGATTTGATGGCTAACGCACAAGCAATTAAAGAGCGAGCTTCTCCAAATGTATTTACAACTGACTACGTTGATGACGCAGGCAATTTAATTGACATTGGAAAGAAAATTAAAGCTGAAAACGTAGCTAAAACTCAACAAGCATACAAAGACCTTGAGGCTCAAGCGGGTGGCAAGTTCCCAATTGATGCTCAGTTGTTTGGCAAAAATGCTATGGGTCAATTGATGGCTCGTGAAGACATTGATTTTTTACCCAGCACAATTGGTAAGTTGGTAAAAGAATATGCGTCTGGTGACAAGCAAATGACGTTTGATGGTTTTGAAAACCTAAGAACTAAGATTGCCAATGAGACTAGAAAAGCACAAGCATCTAATGATGGAAACGCAGTTCATGCCCTAAGTTTAGTTAGGCAAGAACTAGAAAACTTGCCCATGACAGAGGCCACGGCTGAAGTTAAGCATTTTGCAGACATAGCTAGGTCTACTGCAAAAGCAGATTTTGACCTTGAGCGTAATAATGATTTTTATAACAAAATTGTTAATGACAAAGCTGATACCAAAGATGCTATTCAATCATTTGTAATCAGGTCAAAGAATTCTGATTTTAATAACACATTGAATTTATTGTCTCAAGACCCACAAGCGTTAGAGCATTTGCGTTCAGGAACTTTAGATTTTATCATTCGTGATTCAACAGATGCGAGTGGTAATTTCTCAGTAGCTAAGTTCAACAAAGTTATTGATAAATTAGATGTTGACAAAAAATTGCAACCTTTGTTTGGTGAAGAAGCAAACACTCTTAGAAATCTAGTGAAAACTGGTCGCTACATTGAGGCACGACCCAAGGGTGCTTTTGTTAATGAATCCAACACTATTGTTCAAGGTCTTAAATCTTTGGCTGCAAGTGGCCTTGAAAAGACTGCAAACGTTGGTTTGGGTGCAGGCGTTATCCCTGTTGGAACATTGACTCGTGAAGCATTGGAAAAGAGAAGTGCAACCAAAGCTGCAAAACAATCATTAAAGCCTGGTGCTGGAATTAAACTTAAGGACATTGGAAAATGAGCGTCAATCTTTCCCCTATTTTTAACGCAGTAGCTCAAACCACGACTACTGGATTGCCTCTTAATGGTGGCCTGCTTTATACATATCAAGCAGGATCAAGCACACCATTGACAACCTATTCTGATAACTTGGGTACGATTGCTAACACCAATCCTATTACCCTTGGTACTGATGGCAGACCACAGACTGAGATTTGGTTGCAATCTGCTTACAACTACAAGTTTTTGTTGACTGATGCGTTGGGCAATCAAATTGGTACATACGATAACATTTCAGGCTTGTCTAGCTATTATGGCCCATCAACTGCAGTTACATCTGTAACAGGCACAAGCCCAATCACAGTTACTTCAGGAACAACACCTAACGTATCTTTGACTGGTGTCATTGGTCGTACAAGTGGTGGTACAGGAGTTTCTAGCCCTCCTGTGTTCTTTATCCATCAATCAACAGCTCAGTCTTTTAATACTGCTACAACTTATGTAATCACATACGATACAGTTGACTTTGATAGCAATAGTTATTGGAATAGCTCAACTCATGCTTATGTGCCACAGATCGCTGGGTACTACCAAGTTAACGTTTCATGTTCATTTGCGTCTACAACAACAGGTTACCAATGTGGTGTGGGTGTAGCAGTCAACAATACTTTGAAAGACTATAACGTTGCAGCATCATCTGCAGTTGGTACTTCAGGCACAGATGGTACAACGCCTGTTTGCTCAACCATCGTTTATTGCAATGGAACGACTGATTACATTACTGCTATTGCTGCACAATCTTCAGGTAGTACATTGTCAAGCGTTACTGGTTCAAGTAATGCCACAACCATGTCTATTGCATTTTTGAGGGGTGCGTGATGGATATTGATCTCGTTCAATATGGTCAAATTATTTCCAAAGTCGACACTCTTGAAAAAGAAGTTGGCGAGATGAAAGCAGATTTGAAAGTTTTGCTTGAGTTGGCTAACAAATCTAAAGGTGGATTTTGGGTGGGAATGACAATAGCGTCAATGATTGGTGGCGTGATCCATTTTTTTGCTGAACGCTTTGTAAGATGATTGATCCAATCTCAGCTTTTGCGATGGCTCAAGCTGCGATTAGCGGTGTAAAGAAGTGCGTTGAGCTTTATAAAGAGGCCAAAGAAGTTGGCGCTGATGTGGTTGAGATTACCGCAGAGGTGACAGGCCACATAGGTTCCTTTATGGAACATAGCGAGACGATGGCTAAAGCGGTTGAGGAATCTAAGAAATCTCCTCCTGCTCGTGGTGAGAGTTTGAACAAGCGTGCTTTTGACAACATAATGAAGTTGCGTCAACTGCAAGAGGCAGAAAAAGAGTTAAGAGAGTTCCTGATCTACCAAACACCAGGTTGGGGCGCTATTTGGACAGAGTTTGAAGCGGAGAGAGCGAGGCTCAGAAAGGAGCAAGAATCCGCAGAGCGTGAGGCAAAAAAGCCGCAATGGACGCTTTACGAAAGCGCCAAGAACTCATTGATAAATACAAGGTCAGAGTGGTCGTTAGCATCGGTATTTTGTGCCTTGTCTTGGAATTCGTTGGGTTGATGTACTGGGTACGTCAAGATTACTTAAAAACTAAATATCATTTGGAGAGCGTATGAGTTGGATTGAACAAATTGCCCCCACAATCGCTACTGCTTTGGGTGGCCCTTTAGCTGGTTTAGCCGTTGATGCGGTGTCTAAGGCGATTGGTGTAGACCCTAAAGACGTACAAGACACGATCAATTCTGGTAAGTTATCTGCTGAACAAATAGTCTCTATCCAACAGGCTGAATTGACTTTAAAGACCAAAGCTCAAGAAATGGGCTTGGATTTTGAGCAATTGGCAGTTACTGATCGTAAATCTGCAAGGGATATGCAGATGTCAGTTAAGTCATGGATTCCCCCTATATTAGCCATTGGGATAACAATTGGGTTTTTTGGTATTATGTATGGCATGATGTCTGGTCACTTTCAGTCATCTGAGGCACTTATGATGCTTATAGGTTCTCTTGGTACTGCTTGGACAGGAGTTATAAGTTTCTATTTTGGTTCTTCTGCATCTAGCCAAGCCAAAGATCAGTTACTTCATCAATCAACACCTGTAGCAAAATGAGTACACTAACCACACACTTCACTTTAGAAGAATTAACTTTTACTGACCATCGTGAACTTGACAACACTCCAAATGAAACTGAGAAAGCTAATCTCATGCGATTGGCAGTCTTTTTGGAAGATGTCAAGACACTACTTGGCGGTGCTCCAATTATGGTTAACTCAGCGTTTAGGTCTAAAGCAGTTAATGACTCTGTTGGAAGTAAAGATACTTCTCAGCATAGGGTTGGTTGTGCTGCTGACATCCGTGTACCTGGCCTCACTCCTGACCAAGTAGTACAGAAAATCATAGCCTCCGACCTTGGATATGACCAAGTGATTAGAGAATTTGATCGTTGGACTCACATTTCTGTGCCTAACAATGCCTATGATAAGCCTCGCAAAATGGCGCTTATTATTGACAAACAAGGCACGAGGAAGTACAGTTGAGACTCAGTTGCCAAACTTTTAAGGGGAATTTTTTCCCCTTTTTTTTGCCTTAAAACTGTCACACACAAAAGTGACAATTAGTTATGCAAATCAAAATCATAGATGCAACTGTTATAGAGAACTATGATCTTTTGAATGATCTTCAAAAAGAGTGTTTGCCCCATGATGATTTATATAACGTATTAGATGGATGGTGGTGGATAGCTTATGACAACGATCAGCCTATTGGATTTAGTGGTCTTGTTCGCTCTAAACGTTGGAGCGATACTGGTTATTTTTGCCGCGCGGGTGTTGTTAAGCGATATCGAGGCAAAGGAATACAAAAAGACCTTATCAGAGTTAGAGAACGCAAGGCTAGGAAGCTAGGCTTCAATTGGATCATCACAGATACGACTGATAATCCTCCATCGTCTAATTCTCTTATTTCATGCGGTTACAAACTATTCAACCCCTCTATTCCTTGGGGGGGACGTAGAACTCTTTATTGGAGAAAAAGACTGTGAAATACTATTCTGACGAAGAATTTATCATGTTGTTTCAGTTGTACAAAAGCCCTAGCGTAATGGCTTCTGAGCTTGGTATGTCTGAAAGGGCTATATACGCTCGTAGAAACGCTCTAGAAGGCAGATATGAGATTCAATTAGAAACCGTAGAGGCTAAGAATAGGGTTGAGCCAAAGCCTCCTAGACTTGATTTAGGCATATTGAACGGCACAGTCATCGTTTTCTCTGACGCACACTTTTGGCCTGGCATCCGTACAACTGCCTACGATGGATTGATTTGGGCCATCAAGAACGTGGAAAACGTCAAGGCAGTCATCAACAATGGTGACGCATTTGATGGCGCATCTATTAGTCGTTTTCCTAGAATTGGGTGGGATAAAACACCATCTTTGATTGACGAGGTCAAAACGTGCGAGATAGCTCTTGGTGAAATAGAAGATGAAGCCAAAAAAGTTAACAAAAATGTTAAGTTGATGTGGCCTTTAGGCAACCATGACGCTAGATTTGAGAATAAATTAGCTGCTAATGCTCCACAGTATGAACACATTAAAGGGTTTAGCTTAAAAGACCACTTCCCTGCTTGGCATCCATGTTGGTCAGTTTGGCTAAATGAAACCGTAATCGTGAAACATCGTTGGAAAGGTGGCACACACGCTACCCATGCCAATACCCTTAATTCTGGTGTTTCTATGGTCACAGGGCATCTACATAGCCTCAAAGTAACCCCATACGATGACTATAACGGCACACGATACGGTGTGGATACAGGGACGTTAGCAGAGCCTACAGGCCCACAGTTTGAGAATTATCTAGAGCACGCACCGACCAATTGGAGGTCGGGTTTTGCTATACTTACGTTTCACAAAGGTGTATTATTGTGGCCTGAAGTGGTAAAAGTGTACGATAAAGACCACATCGAGTTCAGAGGACAAGTTATAAAGGTCTAACATGACAAACTTTAAGATTACCCAAACTAAAAATAAACCCACTAAGGGTGAAGTTTACGAAGTTATTCGTGAGCACAAAAAGGAACGTGAAAAAATCATGGCGCTTGAAAAAGAATTGCGTGCCCATGAGAAGACAGACATGACTCACGCACATCCAATGCACTCACCTAGTGCAACAGTTCACGGTCAAACCAAAGCCCCATTACCTAACATGAGAAAGTAATCGGTCAATCGTAACGTTTAGGGCATTCAATTCTTCCATTTTTTGGATAGCCCACATACGTTTTTGACCATGCCAACCCATGATTGGACCTTGGTGGCAGTCTTTACATAACGCAACACAGGTATAGGTCAAGCCTTGTTTTATATGGTGGGCATCTGATGGGCCACTTGCATCACAGACCGAGCAAGGTAGCTCTTTAACCCTACCCAAGTGCTCACGTTCACGTTTGGTGAGCTTGCTATTCATGGGAACGGATTCCAAGCCTCTCAGAAGCCTCTCTGGTGCGAAATATATCAATGGACAACCTAGAGGCCTCAAGTTCGTATTTAAGCGTTTCCTCGACCTTTACAGCGTCTACAAGCTCGTTTATGGTTTGAGCGTACAACTCACTAGCGTAAGCCTCACGTTCTTGGGCAGAAACTTGGGTGTAGCCATTTTCCAACGCATCACGCATCGCATGGGCTTTAATTGTTTTTAGTTTCATCTCAGCGCCAATCCGTCTAGATTTAGCACTTGCGTACACACTAGCGTTTAGGGCTATAAATTCTGCGTGTTTTTCAGGGTTCATAGCGCATCCACAAGTTTAAGCACCCTAATGGCCGACTCAATGTCGGTCACAATAGCCAAAGTGCCACCAGGCCATTTGCCGTGAAATGTGATTTGGTCTTCAGTAAGGTGATTTTTTCCATGTTTCACCTCCATCAAGATCGTGTTTCTCTTATAGCCAACAAGCAGATCAGGAACACCTTTACCCACAGTTGCTAGGGAAACCACAAAAGCACCGTGATCTCTCAGAGCTTTAACGATCTCAACGTGATTCTGATCCACTCTTGCTGCTCTCATTTTCTAGTTCCTTAATTCTCGCTGCAATGGCTTTACCTAACCCTGTAAACAAACCTGTTGGGTCTTTCTCCATGATCCCAACTTGGTATCGTGCATGGTCAATCCATCCTGGCATCATGGCTAGACGTGCGTAATGGTCAATAAATTGCTCAATTTTAAACATCATTCTGAGAGTATATTCCATGCAACTGCTGCCACTCTAGGAACTTGTCCATTGCCAATGGCTTTAAGTCTGTCCACTCTAGAGGCCATCCCATTAACCACTCGACCCACGTTGGGTTCAACCGGCCATCCGTAGTTGGCTCTAAGCTCATCACCACTTCTCCAAGATTGCTTTTCCAATGTTGGTTGGTCGAGTCTAGATGTCTGCTGATTGCGTGTCTTGAATCCTGGCAAACTGGTGTGGGCCACTTCTTTTGCGACAATCCAAATTCTATCTCTCTGATGTGGCGCTCCAATGTCACCTGCTCCCAACACTCCCCATCTCGCATTAAACCCCATTGAGGCCAAGTCTCCAAGAACTCGTCCAAGTCCCCTAGAAGTGAGCATTGGTGAGTTTTCCACAAAGACGTGCTTTGGTCGTACCTCGTGAATGATGCGAGCCATTTGTCCCCACATTCCTGATCGTTCTCCATCAATTCCTGCGCCTTTTCCTGCTGCTGAGATGTCTTGGCATGGAAATCCTCCCGAAACAACGTCAACAATTCCTCTCCACGGTCTTCCGTCAAAGGTTTGTACGTCATCCCAAATCGGGAAAGGCGGGAGAAGGCCGTCATTTTGTCGGGCGCACAGTACGCTTGCTGGGTATTGTTCCCACTCAACGGCACAGACTGTTCTCCATCCGAGCAAATGTCCCCCAAGTATTCCTCCACCAGCGCCTGCGAAAAGAGCCAACTCATTCATGATTCTCCTTTTCGTACCAATTGCTCACAACTTTGGTTGTTGAATTTTGTGTTTTAGGCCCCCATTGATGAAACGAGCATTTTGGTGACCCCATGTTGACAGACCATCTGTTGTTACAACCGTTTACAGAACACATCAAACGGTGTGTTTCATCAGGTGTTTCACGCATTATTTCAGGTTTAGCAAAGCTCATTTGTTGTATTTCCCATCAATGATTTTTTGAAAATTGGTTGCATTTACGATCCATTCCAAGTCTGGCCTCCACGTTCGGTCTTTCGTTTCAAACCCTTTGGCTAAGGTTGTATCGTTGGCAATGTAACCAAAAAACGAATCCCACCAGGATAGCCCATCCTCGACAGTACCATAGCCTTTAGGCGAATAGTTTGAGGGTTTACTCGCTTGAATCCATCTCTGCCGAAGTGCTGCCTGTCGATTACCCTCCCAACTCCTAGGTTGCGTTAAGTGGGGCAAATGCTTACTCCAAAGTTTTAAAATCTCTTGTTGAGGGCAAGTCAGAACCCTCGGTTCGGACAAAGAACCTTTAGGTTCTTTAATAATTGGTTCTTGGTTTATGGTTAATGGTTTATGGTTGTTGGTTGGTTGAACGTCCGTTGAACTTCCGTTTAACCTGCGTTGAGCAGACGCTTTACCAGCCTTAGACGCTTGGTCAATTTTTGATTGGTAATGGCTTATTTCTTTCAGCGCACGTTCGTTAATCCAACCATCGTCCGTTAATGTAAAAAACTCATAAAGTACAGTTTTAATTTCTTCTTCATACTCTTTCATCCTTATCAGACGTGCAAGAGCCGTTAAACAATCGTCTAACGGACGTTCAGAAAGATAGTATTGTTCAAGTAGCCGTCTGTAGGCTAAATCTTCAATGATGGACAAGTGACCAGTATGACTGGCATAGTCTTTAATATTAAAGGGGAAATAGTGCATATAAACCTTACTTCATAGGTTGACTTCACGGAAAAGAAACTTTGGCAGGACGGTGAAGAATCGTCTTTTCGGGAGCTACCCTAGCCAGGTTTCAAAACATTATACCTTTTTACGTTGCATACGAATCACAATTGTCTTTACACGATCTCTGTCGCACAAATCCAACTTTTTCATTTTTAATTGATATTTCACGTTGCAATCATCGCAAGGTGAGACAACTTCACGAGCCAAACGAGCTAGTTCTACCCAACTCCTGTAGTGATCGTAATTGGGAAAGCATTTTGGGTAATCCATTTTTCCATCATAAAGTGTTGTAAATTTATTTAATATTAGGGTAATCCCTAATACAAATATGTTGACAATGATTTAACATTCACTTGCGTTAACAAAAAGGAGAACGCAATGTCAAGGACTGAAGCCAATCAGATTTTGAGTAATTGGAAGCATGGGATGATTTATCCTTTGTACATAATTAACCAAGCTCTAATGACTACAGGTGACCTATGACAGAAGTTGAAAGCCTCCAGTTTGAGTTGAAGAATATTCAGGAATTACTTTTTGAATATGCGATGGAACTTAACCGAAAACAAGCTATCATTAACAGACTGACCAAAGCGCCTTTATCTGACGAACGTTTATACTCTTTGTACAGACATTCAATGGATTGGAGAAAGTTTGCTAGGGATGTTGAGAGAGAGCATGGTATCGGTGAACCAGAGCTAGAGGAAGACAGTTACTACGATTAACGCCCGCAAGGGACTTTTAAGGAAACATTATGATTGACACAGGCAAAGTCGTGATCGGTAAATTTTACGAGCCACGCAAACCACACACCATCACCGCAGAAGAAGAACTCATCAAGTTCATATTAACCGCTAAGACAAAACCATTGTCTGAGGTTGTTCTTCCCTACATCTACGCAACCGCACTATTCGTTTTAGTTCTAGATTTATTCTTCTGGAGATAACATGAACGCTGAATACTGTATTGCCAATGCCAAGCAATTGGCAGAGATGTACTACGCACTAGAAGACACAGACTATTCAAGACGAATGGGCTATATCTACCGCATTGGTATGCTTGAGAGCTACCTAAGAACTGCGTTTCAAGAAATAGAAATCCTCAAAGACACATTGTCTGATCTAGAGCAACTAATGAAGGTGACTGAATGAAGAACATAGCAACGGCCTTGGTAAAGGCACAAAAAGAGTTTGGCCCTGCGCTAAAGACATCTACCAATCCGCACTTTAAATCACGCTATGCTGACTTGTCTGCGTGTATTGAGGCGGTGATTGATGGTCTGAATAACAACGGTATTTTCTTGACTCAGAAACTGATGTCAAACGATGCTGGAGTTAATGTACAGACCGTATTGCTCCATGAGAGTGGTGAGATGCTTGAATGTGGAGATATATTTATCCCTGCCAACAAACACGATGCCCAAGGGTTTGGGTCTGCCCTGACCTATGCAAGACGCTATTCGCTAATGTCTGCTTGTGGCATAGCTCCTGAAGACGATGACGGCAACGCTGCGGTGCGTAAGACTACGGTGAACGAGAATGTAATGATAGATCACATTACCAACATCAAGAGTGTTAGCAACGTGAACGATTTACAGATTGCGTACAAGGACGCTTACCAAGCAGCTCAAGGTGACGCAGTATGGCAAAAAAAGATTATTGCAACCAAAGATGAAATGAAAGCGAAGTTCAAATGAAAGCATTTCCACACACTTATGACCAAATTATTGATGGTCATGTTGCTACTTGTACCAATTATGGAATGGATTTGAGAGATTGGTTTGCTGGTCTTGCTATGCAGTCAATGAATAGCCGTCCTGATTATGAAGATGTGCCAGCAAGTGTTATTGCATTAGATTCATACACATTGGCAGATG